ACGATCAGCGTGACGAGTGCTACAATTGGCGTTGGAAATAGTACGGTCAATACGGCCATCAATTCAACGGCTATTGTTGTTGGTAATTCTACCGTTAATACAAGTCTTGATTTTGATTCGTTAAATATTGGAGTTGTTGGAACGACAACAGGACTTTCATTAACAAATACGTCTCTTACCATCGGAAATTCGACCGTAAATGCTATTATATCTTTTCCCACTGGAATGACAATGGGAAATTCCACGGCTACTACCCTCTCTAATTCTTCGGCAATGGCTGTAGGGACCATCAATTCGACCTCGGTCGGAACTTTGATGACAAACAATACCATCACCATTGGTAATTCAACAGTTAATGTAATTGCAAATTCATCTGCAATTCTTGTGGGTTCTATTAATTCTACTGCTCTTGGTGCCCAATTAGATAATGATTTTATAAAAATTGGTAATTCTTCAGTCAATGCGACATTCAATGCAAATGGAGCCACTCATTTGGGGGGTGTTCTTGCCTCTTCAGTAGTTTCAAAGTCCTTTGATGTTTTCTCTCCGGTTGCAGCAGATACGTATACGCTTTGGCATACAAAGGATGCCATTACTATTTCTGAAATAGTTATAATTCAATCTAATGCTAGTGCTGGATGGGCTAATTTAGGGTTTTTCTCTGGGACAACACTAAAAACTGTTGTGCAAACGATTCTAAGTTCAAATACGGCTAATAGTACAACAGGAAATAGTTATACTTCAATGACTTTTGCAAATGTAGCGGCAAATTCTTGGATTTGGTGTAATGTGGGTGGGATGTCTGCCGTAACTGAAATCCATGCAACAATAAGGTTTTCGCCATGATTGATATTTGTGAGTTTCTTGAAGCTTTTTATACAGAGTTTCCAGTTCCGAGTGACTTTATTGGTGTGGTCTTCAATCGAGCGTCCAAGGAAATAATTGCGGTTGTTAATCCTGCTTATGACTGGCAGTTGGCCGATCATCATACTGAGGAGCATGGCGTTCTTTTGATAAAACGTGGAGATTTCCCCAGTGATGGTACTCCGTATTGGGCGAAGAAGGTGATTGAAAGAGCACAAAGGGTATTGCATTAATGACTACTGCACAATTATTCATTACTGGTGCTGGTATTTCTAAACCGAATGATTGGACAAATGCCGGACATATTGTTGAAATGGTTGCCTCGGGAGGTGATGGTGGTGCAGCTTCAACTGGAACAGGTGGTGCTGGTGGTGCTGGTGGAGGTGGTGGTTCTTATGCAAAATTAACATATTCAGCAAATTCGGCGGATTGGTCATTTTCTTATAATGTTGCTGCTCATTGTACCAGTACGTCTGTTCGAAATTATACTGTTTGGGGGAATACGACTAATACATCGGCCTATGTTATTTATTCTGGAACGGCTGGTGCTGCTGGAGGGACAAATACGGCTGGTCTTGGGGGTTATGCCAATAGCACGACTGCTCCAACTGGAAGCCCGGCTCCTGTTACGTATACTTTAACTTCATCGTCTAATGGGGCAGTTGGAGGGGCCGGAAATTCTGCTTTGGCTAATACGGCTGGGGCTGGTGGAGGTGGGGCTGGCGGTCCAGTTGGTATTGGAAAGGCGGGTGCTAATGTTGCTGCTACTACCTTTTTTGGAGGTGGAGGCGGTGGCGGTGCCGATGGAGGAACTTCGACTGCGGGTGCCTTAGCCACAACTGCAAATGGTGGTGCTGGTGGTGCTGGGACTGGTGGAACGGGTGGCGGCGTTGCAGGGAATACATCAGTCGCTAATGGTCAGAATGCAACGGCTAATTCTGGTGGAGGTGGAGGCGGAGGATTTTCTTCTACGACTGCTCCTGGTCATGGTGGAGATGGTGCTTGTGGTACCTCTTGGACTGGTTCTACTACTGGCATTTATGGCGTTGGCGGCGGAGGCGGTGGTGGTGGTGCTATTTCTGGAACTGGTGCGGTAAATACGAATGGTGGTTCTGCTGGTGGTTATGGCGGTGGTGGCGGTGGAGCGGGAAAGAATCGTTCTGGTACTGGTTCTATGGCTGGTGGTGTTGGTGGTGCTGGTATTATTGTTATTACCTATACAGTTAATCCTAATGCAAGACGAAAACTTATTATCATTTCATAGGACCGTTAAATCATAAATACCTCTGTAAAACCAACCACAGAGGGAAAGTGAACTCAAATGGCCGCTGGCACAGATACTGCATTCAAGATCAGAAATACACTTATTGTCAATACGGCCTTTTCAGTCAATGCGACGGGTATTTACTTCTCTAATACACTCGCTCTCAATTCAACTTTTTATGCTGGTCAGTCTGCCTTTGTCAACACTGCTGGAAACTTCAATATTTCTGGGAACGTGACCTTAAATGCTGCTCTTGTTGTAAGTGGTTCTTCGGGCGATCCTGGTCAGGCTCTTCTTTCGGCTAATACCTCCACCTATTGGAGCACTCTGGCGGCTTCGGCTTTCACCAACACGACCAATGCTACAAATATCACGACCGGGCAGATGTCTTATGCCAGGATTTCTGGTCTTGCCACGTCTGCTACGACTGATACCACAAATGCCGCCAATATCACCACAGGAGTCTTGGATGTCGCTCGAATTCCTTCTCTTTCTGTCTATCAAACCACTGCTGGTCTTGCGTCCAATGTAGCACCATTAGCGGCCAATAATGCTTCTTATCTCGGTACTGTGGCAGCAGCATCTTATCAGCAGACAGGAACACCATTAACCAATAATGTTGCAACGATGTCCGCCAATAATTCTTCTTATCTCGGTACTGTAGCAGCAGCCTCCTATCAACAGTCAGGAACACCATTAACCAATAATGTTGCAACGATGTCCGCTAATAATTCGACATACACGGCTGGGTTTCTTCCCATAAAAGTACAAAGAATAACGGCATCTTCTTCATCTTTATCCATTGATTTATCCTTGGGACAATATATTATTCTTACTCTTTCTGCAACAGTTTCTACCATGACGATAACAAATTGGTCTAATAATACCATTATTAAATGTATTCTAGATGTTAGAAGCACAGGAGCCTTTAATATTACAAATTGGGGAGGTGCTAAATGGGCTAGTGGTACTACTCCTACCGTAACATCCGGTAATGGAAAAAAAGACCTATATGTTCTTGCTTCTGCCGATGGAGGTACGACAATTCATGGTGGTATTGGAGGACAAAATTATTCATGAGTAATTTTGATCCACTTATTTATAATAAACATTTTATAACAAAAGTCAAAAAACGAGGACGAATTCGTAAATTATTTAATTGGATTGTTTTTGGTGCTCTTGCCCTTCAATATTTTCAAGTCTGGACCTGGGATGGGCAAGTATTAAAAAAAGAATCTGGATTTATTGAAAAATCTTTAACAAAAAAGAAACCAATAAAATCCGTTGGAATGGTTTTAACCACCACTAATGTTTATTTTATTTCAATAGGTGCTCAAACTTGGACTGTTCCAACAGATTGGAATAATGGTAATAATTCTATCGAATGTATTGGAGGTGGTGGAGGTGCTGGCCCTGCCATCAATTATTATGCTGGTGGTGGTGCTGGTGGAGGTGCCTATGCTAAAAGTGTAAATATTTCTATGTCTGGTACGGTTTATCTTAATGTTTCTGATATAGCTGCTGGTGATGGATTTACTCATGGAGGAAATACCTGGGTTAATTTTACCAGTAATGCTTCTCCGGGCAATGCTTCTCAAGGTGTTTTGGCGGTGGGTGGTACCAAAGGAAGAGGTTGGTCAGGTAGTTCTGCTGTTGGAGGTGCTGGTGGTTTATCTTCATCTTGTTTTGCTAATTTGGTTGCTTATTCTGGAGGTCATGGCGGAACTAATACTAATATAAATTATTCTACTGGTTCTGGTGGTGGAGGTGCTGCGGGACCTAATGGTAATGGTAATCCTGGTAGTGATACTACTTCTTCTGATACTTGGTCTGGTTTTGGTGGTGATGGTGATGCCGGTTATGGTGGTGCAGGTGGTCCTGGTCAAAGTTCTGATAATTGGGGAAATCCTGGTTCTTTTGGAGCTGAATGGGGTTCCTATGGTTCTGGCGGTGGTGCCAGCGGTGCTCGTTCCGTTGATGATGGAACTGCCAGACAAGGAGGTGCTGGAGGACAGTATGGAGGCGGTGGAGGTGGTGGCTCAGGTCAAAATGGCGGGGGCGGTTACGGAAATGCTGGACTTATTGTAATTACTTATGTTCCTCTTCTTCCTGGTGGTATGATAACACTATTAATGGGAATATAAATAAAAGAAAAAGGTTAAGAAATGACACTTCCAACAGATCGAGCTTCCTTCAAGAAATATTGTCTTAGAAATCTAGGAGCCCCTGTTATTCATTTGGAACTTGATGAGGATCAGGTCGATGATCGTGTGGATGAGGCTCTTTCACTCTTTCAGGATTATCATTTTGAAGGAGCCGATAAACAGTATTACAAGTATCAGGTCACACCAGAAGATATTGCCAATGAATACATTACCATGCCTGAAAATGTCATTGGCGTGGTTGATCTCTTTGATGTCGGTCAGTCTCTCAATACCGCAAATCTTTTTAATATTCGTTATCAGATTGCCCTGAATGATCTTTATACTCTTACCTCGGTGTCCATGGTCCCTTATTATATGGCCATTCAACATATTCAGCTTCTCGAAATTCTCCTGGTCGGTAAACAGCCTTTGAGATATACACGTTCCAGAAACAGACTAAATATCGACATGTCCTGGAACATTGTTGCTCCGGGTGATTTTTTGGTTATTGCATGTTATCAAGTGGTTGATCCTAATGTTTATCCAAGAATGTGGTCGGACCAGTGGCTTATGCGATATGGAACCTGTCTGCTCAAGAGGCAGTGGGGAAACAACATTAAAAAGTATGGCAAGATGCCAATGCCGGGTGGTCTGGTCTTTAATGGCCAGGAAATCTATGATGAGGCCGAGAAGGAAAAAGCCGCTCTTAGAGATGAACTTGTCAATTCATGGAGCTTGCCAGCAACGGATATGATAGGCTGATTATAATGGACACTTATGAAAAAATATGTCAAGCCCCTCTTGGTATTGGCCAATTCTCTCATCTCACCAAGGATACTCCCGAAGGCTTGATCATGGAATTTGGCGTAGGTGATGGTGGTTCGCTTAAAAGTTTGGCAGGGGTTGCCCAACAATTGAATAGAACAGTCTATGGCTTTGATTGGTTTATGGGGCTCCCAGAAGATTGTGGAGGAGCGGATCAGAAGGGTTCTTTTTCCACAGGCGGTAAGTTACCAAGTCTTAGTAATCATCCCAATGTCGAAATCATTAAGGGTCTTTTTCAAGATACGCTATCCGGGTTTCTTGAGGAACATCAAGAGCTTATGGCCTTTGTGCATATAGATGTGGACCTTTATTCATCGGCTGCCTTTATTTTGTCACATATTGAGAAGAGACTACAGTCTGGAACAATTCTTGCTTTTGATGAAATGGTGGATTGGCATAATGATTTACCCGCAGATCATTATGGTCATTGGAGGAATTCAGAGTATAAAGCGTTCAATGAAATGCTTGCAAGGAATGTAGGCATGACATGGAAATGTTTAAGTCGGGGAGAAGCCAATCAAGTAGCAATCAAAATTTTGTCAACTTAAAAAATGGAGAAGTGAAATGCCCCATGAAACTAGCAAGGCGATGATGCGTCGTCTTTTTGACCGTAGATTTGCAACAACGTACTTTGTCGGAGATGGTATCGATATCGGTTGTGGTATGGACCCACTCGTGCATTATTCTGAAATGTTTCCCCTCATGAGGTCATGCCGTGCCTGGGATACAGTAAAAGGAGATGGGGATGCAAGCCATTTGGAGGGAGTTGAGGACGAATCGTTTGATTTTGTCCATTCTTCACATTGTTTAGAACATCTGGACCTACCCCACATAGCCATGAAGAATTGGATTCGTATTCTCAAAAAGGGTGGTCATATGATTTTACTTCTTCCTGATGAAGACCTTTTCGAACAGGGTTTTTGGCCTTCCAAATATTCGGGAGCCGATCATAAGACCTCCTGGACAATCGGAAAGAAAGAATCTTGGGCACCGAAAAGTTTAAACATCATAGATTTCTTTGGTGGTATTTTTCTTGAGACCATGAGTATGCTCAAACTCGAACTTCTAGACAGTACCTTCTTCTATAATCAGGAGGCTTTTGATCAGACTCGAACGCCAATTGGGGAATGTGCGATTGAGATCATTCTGAGGAAAAGAACGGAAAAGGAAATCAAGGACAGGGGCCGGTTGCCCTCCAAACCCAATATGATATTTTCCTATAAAACCTAAATAAAGGGGAGAGCAAAAGATGGCAGAAGTTGAAGTAACTCAGGCAATGCTTGATGCTGGTAATATAGAAGTGGTAAAGGTTGCCGAAGAAAAAGGACTTTCCTTTGCCTTAAAGTTGTTTTCCCAAGAAACAATTGACGCCATCCTTATAGAAGGTTTCCAGGCCATGTATAGGGCGATGACCCAAAAGAAAGAATAGGAATGGCATTTAAAGGAAAAGTATTTTTTGGCAACTATGATACGTCCAGGGAGCAATGGTTATTTGATTCTCTGATCAGAGAATGTATAGATATTTACGGGGAGGAAATGTACTATCTTCCCCGGACTTTGACTCATTTTGATCGAATCTATGGTGCCGATGATCTTTCTGTTTATAAGTCGTCTTTTTTGCTGCCTTTTTATATTGAGAATGTTATGGGGTTTGGTGGCGACAAGACCCTTTATGGAAAATTTGGTCTTGAAGTCCGTGATCGAGTAATCTTTTCAGTTTCTCAAAGTGTTTTTTCCGAGGAGGTTGGAGCGGTCACTGGTCAGGTTCGGCCCAATGAATCTGATCTTATTTATTTTCCTCTCAATAACAAGTGTTTCCAGATCAAGCATGTCGAAAAATTCGAGATGTATTATCCCCTGGGTTCGCTTTACACCTGGAAGATGGATTGTGAACTCTTTGAGTATGGTGGGGAAAGGATGCAGACTGGCATTGAGGCCATTGATACGCTTCAAGCCCAGTTCAGTATGGTTCAGCAAGATTGGGCTCTTTTAACTGAAGATGGGGATATGCTCATGACTGAGGATAATTTCATTATTGTAGATGAAAGAGCTGAGACTGGTCGATTAGTTGCCGCTGATGATTCCGCTCAAATCGAGAAAGAATCGTCCGAGTTTATTGATTTCTCAGTGGCTGATCCTTTTTCAGAGGGACATATAGGAACTCCGACCGGTGTTTAATCAAACTTTCTACTTCGATCTCACTCGTAAATATGTCATGTTGGTAGGTGCCCTTTTTGATGATATTTTCATTCAGCGAACGGATGCAGAAGGCAAAGAGGTGGAGATTCTCAAGGTTCCGATCACCTATGCTCCCAAGGATAAGATGCTCGCCAGGGTGATGCAAGACCCAGGCATTGCAAGACCCACAGCTGTCATGCCTCTTCCTTGCATGTCCTTCGAGATCGGCCAGATGAAGTATGATGGGGCTCGAAAACTACACACCACGGGCCGCACGGTCGTTTCCAATATTGTTACGCCTTCTTCCTTCCCTTATCAGTATAATCCAGTGCCTTATAATATTGATTTCAAGGCTTATGTATATGCCAAGAATATTGAAGACGGAACCAAGATCATTGAGCAAATTCTTCCCTATTTCACGCCCGACTGGACCACTGCCGTCAAGATGATCCCGGAGATGAATATTCTTATGGATATTCCCGTGGTTCTTCATTCGGTGGCCTATTCTGATAATTATGATCAAAAGTTTGAGCAACGAAGAGCCATCATCTGGACGCTTGATCTTCTCGTCAAGGGCTACTTTTATGGTCCGATCAAAGAAGGTCCGATCATCAAATTTGCCAACACCTCTTTCTATATCGGCGGTCAGGAGGATATTGGTCTGGTTCCACGCGAAGAAACCTTAATTGTCTCCCCTGGATTGACTGCAAATGGCCTTCCAACA